GGTCACCGGCTCATCGTTGGGTTTGAGAAGCTGGGAGATGTGCAAGATGCTCACGAATGGGTTGCGCGACAGGCTCGTGGCGATTTCACCCACCCAGAGCCGGGTGTGCCCGCTGACGTGATGCGGGATGCAGAGCGTGGGCGATTCCTTATCGAATGGTTGAAACGGCGCGGTCTTTTGCAGGCCGAGTTCGGTCAAATGGGCGTAGGCGAGAAACCGGAAAATTGGTGGCTTCTTCATGCGCCGTGGGGCATCGACAAAACTCGCCCATTCTTCGGTCATGGCAAGACGCCAGAGCAAGCCATCGACGCCGCCATGCTCGCAGCCAAGGAAGGCGGTGCGGCATGAGCATGACCATCGTGATGACCCGATGCGAGATCTATGAGGACGACGAGCACATGGCCACCGTCGAAATGATGGACGAGGCAGCCTCAACCGTGACGGTCAAGGCCTGCCAGGACCCGGCTTCCTGGCGCGAGCTGGCCGACTCCGTGCAATGCGCGCTCGAGACCATGCACCCAGAGGGCGCCCTGCTCTCAAAATCCCCTGTCCAGAAAGCAGGTGCCTCATGACGCAAAGCACTGTGAGACTCTCCAAGGAAGAGCTGAGCGACCTCACCGGCTACGAGCAGCCCAGCAAGCAGCTGGCCGAGCTGCACCGCCGCGGCTTCCATCGTGCCTACATCGGCCGCCACGGCCTGGTGCTTGAGCGCGCCCACTATGAGGCCGTGTGCCAGGGTGCGACCGAGAAGGCCAAGCCGAAGGTCCGCCCCATCCTCCGAACTCCTGCACACGCGTGATCACATGCCCAAAGGCCCAGTCAAGGGGACCCAGATCAAGGGCTCCCGCTACTACTTCGTGGAGGCGCAAGGTAAAGCGCGTATCTGGCACAAGCTGACCAAGGTGAGCGAAGGCCTCCCCGCGTTCTACCGCGCTTTGGCTGAGCAGATGGTGTCTATCGCCAATCCGGAGACGATGCCCGCTGCGGTCACCAAGTGGTGCACCGAGGTGATGAGCAAGCACGCCGACAAGACCCAGATCGACGAGCAGCGCCGGGCCAACGACATTGCGGCCGCGTTCCAGGACTTCGCCCCGCGCGAGGTCGAGACGCCTGACTGCTACGAGTTCCTCAAGCAGTTCGACGCCATGGACAGGACGTATGACGCCTACCGGTCACAGCTTCGATCCATCTTCCGCTACTGCGAGATCTGGGGCATGCGCCCTGCTGGCTCCAACCCGGTCGACGCGATCCCCACCAAGGGCTACAAGCCCCGCAAGCGCTACATCACCGACTCCCACCTGCGCCGCATCAAGATCGCGGGCCTCTATGGCGATGACGGGCGCGTGAATCCCTCCGGCCTGGTGTTCTGCTGCATCACCGAGCTGCTCTACCTGACCGGCGCTGACGTGTCCGTGGCGGTTCGCATCCTCGAGCAATCTGACCCAGCCCAGCCCGACGAGCCCCACGTGTGCGCCGACGGCATCATGCTGCGCCGCGACAAGACGGACGGCAGCAGCCGGCCTGTGATCGTGGAATGGACGCCGCGCCTGCGCGCCGTGGTGGCCCGGCTACTGGCGATCAAGGACGAGCAGCGCAAGAAGAAGCGCCCCCGCCGCGTGGAGACCCCCAGGCTGATCACCAAGGTGGACGGCACGCCGATGAACTACGAGGCCTACTCCAACGCTTGGCAGAAGGCCATGAAGCGCGCCATGCGCACGGGCAAGGTGCCGCCGACCATGATCCGCGACCTGCGCGCCAAGGCCGCGACGGACAAGGACGACGACGAGGGATTGCAGGCTGCAAACCACCTGCTGGACCACACCACCCAGAGCCAGACCGCCAGCTACATCAGGCGCAAAAAGGCCCGAAGGGTGATGGCTGTGAAGTGATGCGGTAAGAAGATGCCCAATCTGTTAGAAGATTGGGTCCGGAAAATGAAAAAGCCGCAACAGCTAAAAACTGTTACGGCTCAATCACTTAGATATGGTCGGGGCGGTGGGATTCGAACTCACGACCCTCTGCTCCCAAAGCTGCAAAACTATCCCGAGTCTATCGGTGCTGCTGCTCGATTCTTCTAACAATTTTGCGGCCACCATGCCCAATGTGCATTGGGTGTCTGGCTCGGTCGTTAGAAGATTTGCCACCATGCGACTACCCCGCAAAACTGCGGTGCTGGTGACTGCGCTATCGGCTCCAGCCATTGCCTGGGCCGCCCAGGCAGAAGACCTGCCCCGATCACGCCCGGGGCTCCCGCGTGGCCTTCGCGGGTGTGGCGGATCTGCGTTACTTGCCGGCCGAGCCTCTGGCCAACATGTGCGTCTTGTTCTCGCTCTGACGTGTGGTGCCCACCCAGAAGGCGAGGCACGCGGCGAACGCTGCCGCCAGCTGGCCGCACATGTAGACGATGGTGTCGCCGTTCTCCGATGGAATCGGTAGCCAGAACAGCGCCGCCAGTGTGGCCAGGAAGCCCAGGCCCACACCAGCAGTCAGGACGGCCGGCATGCGTGAGGGCTGCTCCGTCTGCATCAGGCGAGCGCTGGCCCGGTCTGCGGCTTCGGCCTGGATCTCGACCTTGGCCTGGTCGGTCAGCAGCTCCTGAAGCCGCAGTGCCCGGTCGGACTCGATCTGCCGCAGCTTGATCAGCGCGTCCGGGTTGCTGGCGATGGCCGCCTCCACCGCGTCGGGTGTTGATGGCGTGCCCAGGGCCGATGCGATGATGCTGCCGACAGCTGCACCAGCAGGACCACCGATCAAGGTGCCCAGCATGGGGGCCACTTTGCCGACTGTGCCGGCCACGTCTTTCCATTCCATGGTCATGCTCCGATCATGTTTTCAGCAATGCGCTGAGACCAGCCGCGGCCATAAGTAGCCCACAGCGTTGGGTTGTCGTTGAGGAAGTCCAGCCGATGGCCGTTGAATCGCACCAGCAGACGATACGGATCCATCTTGATGATGGCCTGCCGTGTCACGGGGCCAAGGATCCCGTCGTCCTTCACACCGAGCGCACGCTGCAGCAGCATGACGGCCCGCTTTACGCCAGAGTTCACCGCAGTGTCGAAGACGTCGTATCGCAGCACGTCAGGCACCAGATCGGCGCCAGACTTGCCCCAGAAGTCGCGGGCGTAAATCTGCTTGGCACGCTGCAGCGTCATGTTTGCAATGTCCTCGTCCGGGTAGCTCATCGCGCTGATCCCAAACTTGGTGCCCTTGAGCTGACCCACGCCCACCTTCCCGCTGGTCCAGTTGCCGCGATCACGTGAGTCGTTTTGAAATCCGCCCTCATGCCCAATGAGCAGCTCGAACGCCTTGTCGAAGTTCATTTGATGAGACCCTTTCCCTGCGCCCACAGATAGCCGCCAGCGCACAAGACGCCGACGATCCAGAAGAGCTTTTCAACGACCGACTTGCCAACGGCTCGATAGGCGTGGTCGGTGAGTTTCTCGACGGCCCGAGCCGCTGCCCGCTCTGCGATCTCCTCGATGAGCTCGTCGGTCAAATGAGGCAGGCGGCGGCGCTCAGGGCCTTTGTATTCGTGTTCTGATGGTTCGCTCATCTGAAGACACCTGTCTGTAGAGATACGAATAACGGCGCAGCGCACATCAGCCAGCCGAGCATGGCCGCGCCACCCAAGATGGTCACCAGCGCGTCGATGTGGTCAGGCGTCCCGTGGCCGTGAGCGTCCCAAAGCTCTTTGCCGACTGCTGCCACCAGCACGGCCAGCAGTGCCGGGATGACGCCAAACGGCAGCAGGGCAGCAGCGATGGCTGCGCCTGCGAGGGTGTGGATGATTTTGTCAATCTGCACTTTATGTCCCGATCTTTTGACAAACGAACGATATTGGCTGAGTGATACCCGAAGTCTGAGTGACCAACACATCAGCGCCCGATGTGGTTATTGATAATGCGCTTCCGTTTTCGCCCCCGACCCGCGCTGTCGCAACTCCGTCCCATCCGATTCGCGCAGTAGCCATGTAGGTCGCGCCAGCCCCGACCCCGACCAACACTGCGAAAACCTCGTACAACCCCCAAGTGTCAGCCGGTGAAAATATCTTTGTAGGGGTTCCATTCGGAACGCTCACAGTCCCATTGAGGGAATTGATAGCTGGGCCATCAACACGGAATCCCCCCTCGGTGGTCGCGTTCAAGTAACTGATTGTTCCGGTACTTGTTTTGACGTTCTCGTAAACGCTCGACGTTCCGGTGTGATCAATTACGCCAATCGTTGACTCCTTGATCACAAGGCTGTTTGCGACCGACACCACGTTACTGCCAGGGCTGCTAGAAACAATCCGCTCCAGCACCAATGAGCCGATAGGCCCCACCACGATTGCGCCGTTTGCTTGCCCGCTCAGAACAGGCGCGTCTCTCACGGATAAGGTCAAGCCAGCGCATGGTTCTGCCGAGATGCTAACCCCGTTGTTACCCTCAAACCACACGCCATTGAGCGAGATCATCGAATAGCCAATCTCGTCGTCACAGGTCGATCTCGTGAGGAACCCGCCACCAGTCGCCCCGGTTCCGTTTTGCTCGATGTCTACCCCGTAAAGGTGCAGGCCATTGGTATCGCCTATATCAAAGCCCCACGCGGTGTTTCCGTTTGAGAAACCGCCAAACATTTGAATCAGATTGCAATAGATTCCTAGGTTTTTGCGTGCGCGGTATCCTGTGACGTTACGCAAAAAATCGGTATCGTAGAACGTGGAAATCAAACTTCCTTGATTTTCAAAACCGATATTACAGTTCGACGCTCGCACATTGCGCCACACGTTGCGCGCTAGGTTTGTGACGGTAAACCCGTTGCATGCTGCCGTACCAATCACCTGAAAGTCAGCAAACTCTGACGAGTTCCCTCCTGCAATGACAGCGTTCAGATTGAAAACAGGAGATGCTGATGCCCCAGTTTTTTCGATTGTTGTGGCGACTTTGCCCTCGCCGACAAAACGAATAGAAACCTCAGACGAACCCCAATCCAGCGCCAGGCCCGTGGTCAGGTAGTGCCCTTTTTGTAAAAGCAGTGTTCCGCCACCATTGGCGAAAACTGCATTGATCGCCCGTTGTAATGGTTCCGTGTCATCTGTTCCAATACCCAAAGCGCCGAACCATTTTGCGTTGACGTACCCCGCGAATAACCGTTTCCAGCGCCGCCCGCTTGCGTCCACGATGACCGTGCCGCCGTTGTCTGCGCTGGTGGTGTCGCCATCGTCACGCTGGAAAAAGCCCGCCAGACCTGACTGCGTGATCCGCGCACCAGTGGCGCGGCCAGTGTAGTTGCGCAGTGCCGTGTAGTTCGCCATCGGCTTGGCGTTGTCCAGCACGGACTGCACCGTGTCGTCCTCATATCCGATCATGTCGGATGTGGTGTTTGATGGGTCGGTGGTGGCTACACCGTCGATAGACCAGATGGTGTTTTCCAACGAATCCTTGAGAACAACTTTGTATGCACCTTTCCAGAAGATGATCGCCTCACCACGCGCATCCAGAACCACGGGGTTTGTGTTTGGGATGCTGCCGGCAGCGTCTGAATAGGTTGGACGCGGTGTGCTGGTACCAGCGTCATACGTGTAAAGCTTGCCGCCTACCAGCGGTTTGCCGGCGCCGTCGGTGAAGCTCTGTTTGCCTTCGGGGAGTAGGGTTGCCATACTGCGTGTCTCCGAAACGAAAAAGCCCGCTCAGTGGCGGGCTGTGGGGTGGTGGTATGCGTGAAACCCTGTGGGGCTTCGATCCGATCTATCTGGGGTGGCTAGGGGCGGTTCTGATCCTGGCGGCCATTGACCGATGGCGCGGCAAAAAGTAGGGACAGCGGCACCAGCGACGAGCTGACGCCGCCCGTGCGCGCAGGCGCTGTGCCTGCCGTCAGGCCATTGGACAGGTTGCGCATCGAGTTCAGCTCTGCCGACATGGTCACGCCCTGCAGTGGCCCCGCCGCCCAAGGCCCAACACCTGGAATGCCCGAGCCCTTGGACAGGAAGTCGCTGAGGCGACCCATCAGCATGGCGCCCGAGTTGCTGTTGTTGACAGCTGAACCGATGGGCTGACTCTGCATGTAGCGCCCGACGTTCACCGCGCTCTTGAGCTGGGTGATCTCCTGGGGCGTGAAGAACAGTTCCAGCTTGCGGTCACCCAGCGAATCGAGGGCGTCCTTCATGCCCTTGCTGCTGAACTTCGTGACGTCACTGTCGGCTCCGCCTCGCTTCATGATGTAGTCCACCATCTGCTTGCGCACGGCGTTGAGCAGGTCAGCGTTCTGCTGGGCATCAGGCCGTGCCGCACCCTGCGCCACATCGGTGGACAGGGTTGTGCTGGTGGAAGGGCCTGTGCTGCCCAGCTCGGCGCGCAGCTTCTTGAGGTCACCCACCGTGGCGTTGATCACGTGCTTCTTGACGAACTGGTCAGGTGCAGCACCGCCGAGCGCATCCTCGATGAAGCCCGCACTCTCTTGCCACTGGCGCCGGCCGCGCGCTGCTGCACGGGCCTGATCGAACCACGCCATGGCTTCGGCTGGCGCCCCATCAGCCGCGCGCATGGCCTGTGCGGTGGCGCCGTTGGCCAGCTGGCCGCCGCCGAATGTCGGCTTGGTCACGGTTGCGGCAGGCTGGGCACTTTCCAGTGCATCCCGCACGGCCTTGATCGCCGCCTTGGTGTTGCCGTCAGCCGATGACCTGGAGGCGCTGGCTAGCACGGTCTTGAGCTGGTCGATGGTGTCCACGTCGAAAGGCACCTGGTGCTTCTGACCGCCGACGGTCACCGTGCCGGCTGCGATCTGGTCAAGCATCTTGCCGACCGACTCAGGCAGGAAGCTGGCCCGGTTGGTCTTTGCCAGGTTGGCGAACGCCTCATTGACGAACGCGCTGCGATCGAGCGGGATGGCGCGACCTGACGCATCGCGGGCCCGGTCGTACAGCGCCTTTTCTGAGGCCTGCAGGGCTGCGTCCTTGCCGGCCACTGCGCCGATGATGCGCTCCCCCGTGGCGTAGCCATCGAGCGGAGAGGTTGCGGCCCCTTCCAGTGTTTCGAGCACGCGGCGCGCGTTGTCGTTCTCGATGCCCGGCATGCTGCGCGCTGCGTTGGTGGCGCCGGATTGGTTGGCGATCTGCTTGGTCAGGTTGCGCTGACGCGTGAGCAGCACCGGGTCTTGGGTGATGTCACCGATCAGCGGCGTGGCGCCGACGTTGCGATAGTCCGCCAGGCGGCGCAGGGCGTCAGGGCGCAGTGGCTGGCCGCTGTAGATGGCCCCCTCGACGTCCTTGCGCAGTTGCAGCTTTACCTGTGCGCCCAGCTCGTCCCAGTTTATGCCAGCCTTGCCCAGCTCGACACGCAGGGCCACGTCAAGGCGCCCAGGATCCAGCCGCTTTGCAACTGCAGCGCGGGTAGCGTTGGCGACACTCTGAACACCACCAGCTGCAAGCGGGGCAGCAACGCCAGCCACCAGTGACGCCGCAGCCTGAATAAGCGGATCAGCGCCCTGCTCTCGCGTGTACCCACCAGCCGCGCCCGCCGCAGCGCCTGAGAGCGCCTGAGTGCCGGGCGCCTTGGCAGCCTCCGCCAGGACACGGCTGACAGACTGCGAGTTGAGGCCGTGCCCGTTGGCCAATCTTGCAACTGAGCCCGTCCCTGCTGGAAGGCCAGCAACGGGCTTGACCAGTGCACCGGCTGGTGCCGCCCCACCCACGACACCGGCCACCATGCGCGACGCATCGCCCACGACCCGCTCTGTGGCGTTCTCAGGCGACGGCAGACCGATCGCATCTGCTGCCTGCGTGCCCAACTGGCTGAGCGTGCCAGCCTGGGGGCCGCCCAGGGCACCGGACACGGCATTGACAGCGCCACGCACTGGCGTGAGCACCAGGTCGGCAGTCTGGGGCAGGCCTTCCAGCAGGTAGCGCGCCGTCAGGCCACCCTGGCGGATCAGCTCGCCGCCGAAGCTGCGTTGCTTGGCCTTCTGTGGCACCAGGTCAGAAAAAAGGCCCGCTGGTTGAGCCGGGGCCGGGGGTTGTGCTGTTGCCGCGCTGGCGGCTGATGGTGCAGCAGCGGGCACCAGGTCGTCGAACATGCCCATGGTCACTTGATCCCGTGGTTGGTGATGCCGGCCGCTTCCAGGCGCTTGATCACGACCGCCTTGTCTGCGCCCTTGGAGATCGCCGTGCGCGCATCCTGTACAGCCTGTGCCTTGCTGGCGTACCCTGCGCCCTTCCAGTCAGTGGGCGGGGCCACCATCGACGCGCGTGCAGGTGTTTCGATGTTGTAGAACGGCATGAGGGTCTTGGCGTCGGGGATTGCTTCCAAACGCTTGACGCTGGTCTGGTGCGCCTCGATTCGCTTGTAGGCACGGTCTTCGAGCGTCTGCGTTAACGCCTTGAGCTCAGGGGCGCTCATGTTGATCTGCCCACCTGCTGCCGCCTTCAGAATCGCCCGCTCGCTTTCCGTGATCGCGCCCTGTCCCTTCATGGCGGCACCGGCTTGCAGTTCGAGCTGGGCCATGCTCTGCATCAACTGGCGCGTGTTCGCGAGCTTTTCCGCGTCGTTTGCGCCGCCGACACCCAGCGCATTGGAAACCTGGTTGACCAGCAGTCTGGGCTCAGCACCGGGGCCCGTGATGAGGTTCCCATTGTTCAGCAAGGACTGCATGCGCTGAGTCACGCCAATCGTCTGCTGTGCGGTTTGGGCCGTGGCCAGGCTGTCATCGAGTTGCTTGCCCAGGCCTTCGGCCATGGTGGTCAGCAGGGGCTTGGCCGTGTTCACGCTCACAGTCGTCAATGGGCGGCCGGCAGCGGCGATCTGGGACTTTGCGCGCACGAAGCCAGGGTCAGCGGTCAGGCCACCGTTGGGGCCCACGATGAAGCCCTCGGGTGCCTTGACGATCTCGCCGGTTGGCGACGGTGTGAACTGGCCGGTCATCGGATTCGTGGTGCCGGTGACCACGCGATTGCCGGCGTCGATCTTCTCGAACTTCGGCGTGATCATCTCGAACTGCTTGGCCGTGTCGAGGTTGCGCATGCCAACCTGGCGCAGCCAGCTTGTCAAGGCTTCCGGGTTGTTGCGGGGCATGGTGGCCAGCTGCTGGCGGGCGATCTCGTCCGGAGTGGTGCCATGGAGCTCTGCAGTCACGTTGAACACACCCTGGCTCACCAGAGAGCCCATCGCGGTCATCACATCGTTCTCAGACGGTGCCGAAGGCCCAGACAGCAGCGACATGGCCGTGCTGCCGACCATTGAGGATGAGTCCTTCAGGGCCTTGAACTTCTGCTCACCGATCTCACCGCGCAGCTTTTGCAGCTTTGCGCCTGCCTCGTCGGCCTCATTCCACTGCTTTTGCAGCCCAGGGATGCGGGCGCCTAGGCCCTTATCTGCTGCAGACTGGATCAGGCCGGTGCGGTTGATGGAGCCGTCGGGGTTGAGGTTGCCCTTGTAGAGGTCCGCCAGCGTCTGGGTTTCGCGACTCTCGCGCTCGGCTTGGTCGATCTGCAGGCCTTGGAGCTGTTGCTGGCCCATCAGGGTCTTGAGAGACAGCGCCTTGCCGTAGGACGCCATGGGGTCGAACTGCTGCGTCTGCAGCGAGATGGATGGATCGATTGGCATGGTGCGGTCCTTACTTGATCATCTTGCTCAGCATGTACATGCTCGTGCCGTTGTTCATGGCGCCGGCCCAGGCGTTGGCGGAACCTACCTGGCCGGCAGCTGTGGCAGCCCCGGCCGACGTGATGTTGTTGCCGATGCTGTTGGCGGTCTGCTGTCCCAGCTGTGCGGTCACGTTGTTGGCCGTCTGGCCGAGGCCTGCGACGGTCGACAGACGGTTGAAGCGCGTCGTCTGGTCGTTGTTCCAGCGGCTGTACGAGTTATTGAACTCGCCTGATGCGTAGTCTTGCCCGTAGCGCTGGAGCGACTTCAAGGTGCCGCCATTCATCACGCCGCCGCGCGCCGCAGCGCTGCGCTCTATGGCCTGCTGCCCTTGGTCCATGCGGAACTGGTAGCCCGGATCTCGTGTGAAGTCGGACATCGTGAAGTTGCGGTTGAACTCGCCACCATTGACCGTTCCGCTGGTCAGCTGTTTGAGGGCGGTCTGCCCGGCCTCGCGCCAGGGCGTTTGATCCTCTCGCGTCTGCTCGAACATTGCCAGCTCGACTGCGCTGGCGTCGCGCGCGGCGTTCGCCTGCGTCTTGGCGGCCGACTTGGACGCCTGGGAACTCATGTAGCCACCGACGACGGCGCTACCCACTACTGCTGCTGCAACCATGATTCAGTCCCCCAACCATTTGGAGTAATAGACCTCGACCCGATCAAAGTCGAGGAACTCGAAAAGCGAACTCGCTTCTGCCTTGCACTTGGAACCCACGAACCAGCGCTGCACGCCGCGTCGCTTGAGCTCCTTTTCCACCGCCCGGAACAGGCGCACGCCGGGAAGGCCTGCACCGCGCTTGTCGGGGTGGATGTAGAAGATGTCCATCGTGCAGGTCAGGCAGGTGCTGTAGTGCAGGCCCGGCGCAATGAAGCCGATGAAGTAGCCCACCAAGGCGCCGGCCTCGCGCATCGTCACGAAGAGCAGCTCTCCGCGGCGCTCGCGCTCGATGTAGACGTCGTACTGAGGGGACAGCGGCACCTTGTCCTGATTCAGCGCCAGTTCCTGGTAGTGCAGAGGCAAAAGCTCCTGCAACTCGCCCAGGCGCTCGGCAAAGCTCTCGATCTGGGTTGTCAGCATGGCTTGCTCGTGCGGATGTCCACCACAAGGTGGATGCGCTCGTCGGCGCTGTTGTTGATCACTTCGTGCTCAATGCGGTTGTTGAACCACCAGACCTCACCGGCGCGCATGTGCACCCACTCGTCGCCGGCGCGGAAGTTGGAGCCAGGGGCCGACTGCAGCACGATGTGGAAGCGGTCCCAGTATTCGGCGTGCGCCGGGGTGTCGGCGTGGGGGTAGATCACGCCGCCCGGATTGAGCTTGTTGATGATGCAGCGGCCCAGGCGCTCGCCTTGCACGGCTGCCATCAGGTTAAAGATCAGGGGCCGCGCCTCGGGTAATGACTTGAATACCGGCTGATCGACGTTCTCGTGCTGGTCGAAGTTGGCCTCGTGCTGGCTGAGCGCCTCTTCGGTCTCGTGCACGGAGCGAGGGGGGAAACGCAGGATCACCGACTCGGTGTGTCCGAATGGGCCCTGAGGGTAGTCGCGCAGGTAGGTGTCTTCCTTCCAGACGCCGTGCGACTTCTCAAGACGGTGCAGGGCCAGCAGCAGGGGCTGGATGTTGACGTCGTTGGCGATGAGCATGAAGTTCTTCATGTGGTGGTCCTTCACTGTTGGATGTAGCCAGAGACCAAGACATTCACTGCGGCGGCTGCATCGGCCAGCATCTCCAGCTTGGTGCCTGCGGGCAGCGTCTGGCCGACCAGGCCGGGCAAGGTGGTGGGGGCGGTACCGGCCACCGGCACGGGCAGCGCGGAGACGATTGGCAGCGCAGAGCCACCCGATGGGGTGATCTGAGCGGTCACCGTGCGAGCCGTGGCCGTGGAGTTGTTCAGGGTTGCCGCGCTGATCGTCAGCGAGCTGTTGGGCGGCACGGTGTAGCTGGTGTCTGTGGCGACCGCCGACAAGGTTTTGAGGAAGATGGTCACAGGGGTGCGGGTTGCCATGTCAAGGGCTCCAAAACTGGGTGGGTTGAGAGAAATCGAGCTGCAGCACGTCGGGCATGAGCTGGTCGCCGCAGCCGCCTTGCATGACCTCGCAGGCGGCATCACCGATGCCGAAACCGGCTTGCAGTACATCGGGCATCACCGCGTCAAAGACAGTCGGCTGGATGGCTGCAAAGCTGCCTGCATCCACGTCCGTGGTGGACAGACCAACCGCTCCGCCGACGCGCTCGAAGACGCCTTGCAGGAACAGATACCACTCGCGTGTGATCAGGCCAGTGCGAGCGTCCACGAGGGCCACGCGGGGCGGAACGAATCGAAGTGCTCCGCTCATGCAGCACCTGCTTTTGCGTCTACGCTGGCCCCGACGATCACGACCTTCACCGGATCGGTGATCGTCACTTTGAACACGCGGTCACGGCTTTTTCCAAGGCGACGCCAGCGCACACGGCGCTTGCGCTCGCCCATCTGACCGACTGGTGCCCACATCTCGTTGGACCACGTGAAGCCGCCGTCATCGGACCACTGCAGCATGGCCTGAGGGTCGCTGCCCTGACCGCTGGCCAGACCAACACCGGCTTCCATGTCGATCTGCAGTGAGTGGAAGAACTGCCAGCGCAGGTCGGCTGACAGGTGGGAGCACGAACGGACGCGAACAATGGGCTCACCGTCATCGGTGAAGGTGTCCAGGTCCAGGTGGTACAGCTTGCCTGTCTCCCAGTCGCCCACGATGTTGCTGCTGGCGAACGCCATGTGGCACTGGGCACGATGGCGGCCGAGCGTGCCGTCTGCGGGGTTGCGCCAGGCGCGCTCGTGCCAGAGGTTGGTGGCGGCGTCATAGACCCAGGTTTGCCCAGCGCTCGGGAAGTTCAGCACGTAGAAGCTGTGGCCCTCTTGCTGGTAGGTGAAGGCCACGGCGTCCGAGATGTCGCCCATCTGGCCGATCGCGTATTCAATCGCATGCGTGGACACCCGCTGAGGCTGGTAGCCGACAGAGCGCACCACGATGCCCTGGCCCCGGTCGTCAGCCGTCAGCCAGAAGACACTGTTGTCCAGCTTGGCCGCCGAGTGCTTGGCCGCGCAGCCCATCTCGATGAAGGCGCCGTTAATGCGCTCGAACGGGAAGTCGTTGTTGCCGCTGTTGAAGTAGACCTCCACCGAGTTCTGACCGAGCAGCCAGATCTCGCGGTGGTTGACGATCACCGAGATCAGCAGGTCGGGTGAGCCTTCGGCTGTTGCAAAGTCCAGGCTGTCGATGGTGGTGCCGTAGAGCTGGCTGATCTGAAACTGGCCGGTACCGGTCTTGTTGAAGACGAAGTAGCCGTCCACGAACTCGACGCGATCCGCCCCGGTGAAGGCGCTGTCGGTGATCTGCGCGACGGTGCCGGCTGTCGGGTTGATGATGAACCCGGCGGGCCCGGTGACCGCCATGATGGCCGTGCCGTTGCTGGCCATGCAGACCGGTGTGGCGAGGCTGTCGACTGTGCCAATCAACGTTGAGACACCCGCAGGCGTCAGGCGGTAGACGTTGGAGCCGACGATGACCACAGCCGTGTTCGCATCGAAGCGGATCAGGCCACGCACGCCGCCTCCTGCCAGGCTGGCCCAAAGCTCAAGCCCAGGCGTGCCGATGAGCGCGGCCACGCTCTTGCTGGGTGCGATGCCGCTTTCGCTGACCTCTGGGTAGAGGTTCACACAGCGCTGGCTGTCAAAGGTCTTGCTGCGCGCCTCGTAGCTGCCGCCGACGAATGGGAACTTACTCACGGTGTCAGCCCCCCGTGCGCCAGTTGCCGGTGCCGTACTGGCCCACCAGGCCCGCGTCGTAGGAAGCGCGCACCGGCACCTTGTTGGATCGCTTGTAGTCGGCCTTGGCGTCTGCGGCGATGCCCACCATCGCGGCATCGAGCGGAGAGCCGAACTCGGTGGCCAGCTCGACCGCCAGCGCATAACGCAGCGCCCGGGCGGCGCCGGGCGGGTAGTTGATCTCGGTTGCCAGGGTCGGGATCTGGCTCAGCAGCCGCGAGAACGTCAGCGTGATGGGCATGGCCGCCGTGGGCACGGGCCACAGCGTGATCAGCCCCAAGGGGAAGTCGTTGACATAGAGCAGCTGGTTCGGGATGGGCTGCTGGTAGTTCTTCAGGCTGATCTTGTTGTAGTCCAGCTGGGCGACCACGTCGAGCTGGAAATCCACGCCGTTGAAGGTGGTGAAGGCACCGTTGATCTGAGCCGGGCGGGTGGTGTCGAAGTTCCCGTTCGGCCCGATGCTGTACGTGGCCTGCCCGCCCACCGTTGTGCCGACAAAGTTGGACGTGCCCCACAGCGCCATGGGCTCTGTGTCCCAGTTCTCGAGGATGTCGTTGAGCGTTGCCAGGGCGTCGGTGGCCTCTTCAGCAGTCGGCGTCTCTCCTGAGCTGAGCAGCTTGGCCAACTTCATGGCCCTGGTGATCAGATCGAGGGCTGTGGTGGGGCTTGGCATCGTTGTTCCTGGTGGTCACAGGGGGCCGAAGCCCCCTTTCGTTTCAATGCCGCGATCAGGATGCCGCAGCCGGCTTCTTGACGGCCTGGGCCTGCGCTTGGACGGCTGGCTTGGCCTGGGCCTGCGCTTGGGCCTTGGCGAGCTGCTCGCGCAAGTCGGCGATCTCCGCATCACGCGGGTCCACCTCAGGGGCGTCATCCTGCTGGCTGTCGCTGGGCGCATCGGCCCAACCTGAGCCGAGGTCGGCCTCTTCCTGCTTGCTGTTGACCAGAACGGCCTTCGCGCCGCGGTACTTCCACTTGGGGAACTCTTGGAAATCCATGATGGATCCTTCTTCGATGGGTTGAATGGGGGTGATGCGGGGCCCCTAAGGGCCCCTTGTCATCAGGTACCGTAGACGCAAGCCAGCTCGGGGTACGTCGCGGCCCAGCCGAACAGCACGTCCAGACGCATGATCGAGTTGTCGTTCACGCCGTCATAGAACTCGGTGACCTTGATCGTGAAGCCCTTGTAGGTCTCCTGAGCCACGTCGATCACGCCCTTGCCACCCGGAGGGGCCCACATCGGCACCATGGCCAGCGTGAAGGCGTCCTTGTGGTACGCCACGTTGGCCGAGTAGCTGCCAGAGGCGGTGCCGAAGATCGTGATGGTCGCGCCGTTGGCAGGCGAGGCCGTCACGTTCTGGAAGGCGCCAGAAGTCACGATGGCGGGGCTGATGGGGATGCTGACCGCACCAGCTGCCACGTCGGCGGTGACCACGAACTGGGCCAGCGTGCCGGTGGACTGGCGAGACTGCGGGTTGACTGCGAACACACCGGCGAAGGTGATCTTCGAGCCCTTGGTGATCGTGCCGTTCAGTGCAGCGGTCGTGATGGCCGCGCCTGTCTGGTTCGCACCAGCGACGGTGTTGGTGTTGACCACCGCCGTGCCGTTGGTGTGCACGCTCACGTTCTGGTCCATGGCGTAGGCCAGGCCCAGGCTGTCGACCATCATGCCGCTGTCGAACTGCTCGGACAGGGTCTTTTGGCTGTTGAACATGCCAGCGAATCCCTGCACGGTGGCCGCATTGAGCGCCGGGTTCATGATGAACGCGCGGCGGTTGTCCTTGCGGGGTGCCCCCATCTCATCCAGACGCTGGTTCACGCCGGTGATGGCAGCCAAGGCCAGGGCCTGAGTGGTCGGCAGCGTGCCGGGCGTGCCGATGCAGTTGAAGGTGGCCTCTTTGGCCAGCTGCAGGCCTTGGCGGTCGATCTCGTTGGCCACCGGCTCCATGGCGGCACGGATCTTGTCTTCCAGCCGGTTGAACGACAGGGTGCGCTCCAGGCTGGTGAAGTTCAGATCGCAGCCGCCCTGAGACAGGGTCAGCGGGATGGAGGTTTCGACGGTCGCTTGCGGCACCGCCACGCGGCCCGAGCGGTAGGTGTAGCGCGGTGGGCGCTTGATGTTGATGGTCTGGCCGGGCATGTAGCCGCGCGAGACGTTGCCGGTGAACTCGGACTCGAAGTCGCGGTTGACGTTGGAGGCGAAGCTCAGCATGTTGGCCAGGATGGGCAAAGCCTCCTTGGCCACGATGGAACAGGTAACTGCGGTATTGGTCATGTGTTTGCTCCAGAAGCAAAAAACCCCGCATGAGCGGGGTCAGATTGATGATGTGATGAGGTTGGCGGGTTACCGGGCCCACCGCGCCTTGTTCGGTCCTTTGGAGCGCCATTGCACGTACTCTTCCGGCGACATGCGGGAGGGGTCCTGTGCAACAGAGCGGCCTTGGCTCGAAGTGACAGAGGCGGGCTTCGGTGCTTGGGTGGTTTTCACAGCAGGGGTGTCCGTCTCACCGCTGGCAGCGTTCGCCGTGGCAGCAAGGCGCTCTTCCAGGCGTCCGATCTCTCGGTCAGCTTGGCGGGGCGACATGCCGTTGAGGCGTTCGAGCACCTCGGGGTGCTTTGCCAGGTGGTAGGCCAGAGCCGGTCCGTGCTCGCTTTCCTGCAGCGTCTCGGCCACGTGCTGGGCGACGGGGGCATCTGATGCCCCCACCACAGCGTCGTAGTCGGGAAGCGCAGAGCGGGTAGCAGCCTGGCGTTGCTCCCAGGTCGTTGCCCGGACTGCGGCCTGCTGCGCTTGCGCAGCCTTGGCCTCACGCTCGGTCAGCGCCTTGGAGACCTTCTCTTCGGCCTTCCACTCGGTCAGGGCCTCGATGTACTCGCCGTAGTCGTCGAACTGGTCAGGGGTCGGCTTGGGCTTGGTGGCGGCCTCAGGGGCCGAGGGTTGCGCCGCTTCCTGTTTCCCAGCTTCTCCGGCTCCGCCATTGCCTGCGCGGCCACGCCAGTAGGCGGCCTCGCGTTCGGCTTCATGGCGCAGGCGGGTGAGCTCATCAATGCGCGACTGCACACCGCCTTTGAAGCGGCCCTTGTCATCGCGTTCTTGCTGTTGCTCACCGCCTGCAGCGTCGGCAGACGGATCATCCTGCTGCGATTGCGCGTCGCCGTCGCCTTGGACCTGGTCGGTCTGCTGGGTCTGGCTGGCGGTGTCCCCGGTGGGGTCACCTTGCGCTGTGGGGAGGGTAAAAGTGTCTTCAGGCACGCTCATTGCGCGATCTCCGGCCCGCTGTTTTGACCCAGCGGTAGGTCCTCGCCCGGGGCGCCGTCATCCAATGCCGGGCCAGCATCGGGGCGGAATTCTTCATGCTCCATGGGTTCGTTGCCTTCGCCGCCTTCCTGGAGGTCTTCGGCCACCTCGGCGGCAAGCTCTGGCGGGGGCTGCATGCGCTGCACCAGCATCGAGATCACGCCCTTGAGCTCGGCCACATCGCTGCGGTTCTCTGCGTTGATCTTGGCGACCTGGATCTGGGCATCAGCGGCGATGCGCGCCTTCTCGATGCCGCTCTTGGCTTGGTCCAGCTGCCCCATCAGGTCGTTGAGGGCCTGCTCCATCTGCTGCATCTGCTGCTGCACCTCAGGCGGCAACTCTGGCTGACCATCAGGCTCGCCATCCGGTCCCTCTTCCTGATCGCGCAGCTCGGGCGGCAGCGTCTTCTCGATGCGGTCGGCGATCTCGTCAGACATCGGCCAGTCCATCGAGCGAACCACCTTGTCGCCTGCGATGTCCATGAGCTTGGGCCAGCTCTGGGCGGTCTGGATCATCCCGTCGACGGCCTCCTGGCGCATCGTGTCGTAGCTCGGCCCGCTGCTGATCGTTACAGAGTACTCACCGACGGTCATGTCATTGAGCACCTGCTGGATGGCGCCTGTGCGCGGGTCGGGCTTTTGCTGCTCGGGCGGCACCGGGGTGTTGATGGGCACCGATGACACCTTGCCGTCCTTGCCCATGATCTGCAGCGTGCGCTGGGCGTCGTACACCTTGGGCCACATGTCCACGATGCAGCGACCCACATGACGCAGCGTCACGTGCAGGTTGTCGATGTAGTGGAAGTTGGCTGTGTCGCCCTGGCGGTCACGCTGGCGGATGGCCACACCGCTGGTCTCGTTGGAGCGGGCGCCCAGGCTGGCGTCATAGATGCCGGTAGTGGCCTTGATGTCGTCATTGGCGTGCATCGCCATGGCCAGAACACCGGACGGCAGGTCTGCCATGGGCTGACGCTGGGGAGGCGGGGCCAGCATGCCGCCCAGCGCCTTGGGCTTGTACTCCAGGAAGGGGAAGCTGCTGGTGTTGGCCGCTGCCCACTCAGATTCATGCCCTTCGAACTGGCCTTCAGCGCCGATGTAGGGGGTCTTGGGGCGCAGCGCCACCTCTTCAGTGGCCGCCGTCATCCAGAAGTTGTACATCCGCGCCGGGTCCTTGGCGTTGCGGATCAGGCCGGAGCGGCTCACCTTGCCGTCGATGTCGATCTCGTCGCCGTAGACCGGGAACACCGGGATCCACTTGCACGGGATGTCGGCGCGATCGAGGATCTCGGTGGCAGTCAACTTGAACCACTGCACCTTGGTGCGCCAGCTGTCGCGCTCGGCCTTGATGGTCACGCCCGGGGGCACCTCCAGCAAGTCGTCCTTGTAGCCAGACTCGCCGTTGCTCAGCAGCACGACCTTGGCGGGCTCGCGGTGGATGCGGTAGTACTCAGACAGGCGCACACAGTCGTCGTCGGCCCAGTCGTGAGCTGCATCACCCAGGCCTCGAATGGCCGACATGTCAACCGGCTCGCTGTTGGGGAACTCGGCCTTGAACTCAGCGCGCGGCACCTTCACCGACAGGATGCACCACTGTTGGTCTGAGCCGTCCGGGTTCACGTGCGACGGGTCCATGTAGACCGTGAACGGGTTGCGGATGCGCCGGAACTGGATCTCCTGATCGAAGCTGTCTTCGCGGCAGTAGGTGGTGACCAGGCGGAAGTAGCCGAATCCGATCTCGGCCGCACTGTTGACAGCTGTGTCGTAGGCTACGCTGGCGTTGGAGCTGTATTCGATGTGGCGGATGCCGCCCTGAATCACCTCGGCCACAGCCTTGTCACCGGCGCCCACCGGGTGCACGTTGATGCTGGGCACGTTCTGCCGCTGCGCGTTGGTGACCTGGTGCACAAACGTGGGCAGCTTGTTCATGGTCAGGCAGGGGCGCTGATCGCGCACACGCTGCGCCTTCACAGCCGGGTCCCACTGCTCGCCCTTCTTGAATTTCAGGTCATCGATGGCCTCTGAGCGGTTTTCGCTGTCGGCTGTGACGCTGATCTGCATGCGGGCGATGGCCTCGGCGATGATCGCCTTGTCATCGTCTGCGCTGGCCTGTCCGTCTGTACCATCGCCGGTCTTCTGGTCGCTCATGCGTGGATTGCCTTCATCGTGGGGTTGAGGCCAAGCAGCCGGGGTGTGGAGCCAGGCATGCGGGCCATCAGGACAGGCTCGCTCTGGATCACCTGGAAGCCGAAGGTACGGGCGTACCAGTCGGCCAGCTGATCGCGTGTCAGGGTGATGTGGTCACCGAAGGGCTGAGGCCACAGCAGCAGCACGACGCCTGAGGCATCAGCCTCGCGGCACACCTTGTGCATCAGCGTGGTGGCGTAGCCCTTGCCCTGCTCGCTGGCCGGGACCTCCAGGGCAGCAACCTCGCGGATGCCATCGCGCATGTGCACCGGCACAGCATTGGTCCTGCGGACGCGGCATGTCGCTGCGCCCACCTTGTGGTCTCGTTTTTCCATGTGGTGTGTCAGCCCATCCAGGCCGTGGAGGTGCCCATGGCGATCTGCCGGGCGGTTGGGCGCTGCGCCCTGGGTGCTGCGTTGTGCAGCTGGTCGGCCACCAACGCAAAGTAGCGGAAGGCGTCAGCCCCGTGGCTGTACACGTCGTGGCGAGGCGATCCGGGCTCTCCGGTGCTCTTGCTGACGTTGCGTCGGTAGCGTTTGAGGCACTCGATCAGGCGCTGCACACCGGGCGTGTCGTTGAACCAGATCCGCGGGAACACCAGGCGGGCGGTGCGAATGCCCTGCTCGACGTCCACGTTCGGTGTCATATCTGTCACGCGTCCCAGTGCCTGGAGCACCTCGCTGTCGCTCTTGCCGGTCTGGTGCTTGTGGGCGAAGCCGTCATGCGGGAGCCAGTCGGTGCCCCAGGTGTAGGGCATGGCCTGCAGCTCAGCCACGTATTCCGGCAGCGCGCGGTGGCTGTCCTCGATGTAGTCGATGATGCGCAGCTCGGATGCCGCGCGCTGCGCCAGGATGATCGACATGGAGTCGTTCCACCCCAAGTCCCAGATCGTGTGAACCTTGAGCAGCTCGTCGTGAGGCACGCGAGAGATACGACCCTGCATGAGCACGTCGGCCATCTCGCCGGCGTAGATCGCGCCCTCGACGGCTGGGCGGCACTGACCTTCCCACACGTGGGCGTACTCCTCAACCGACATGGTCGCCTTGGCGTGCTGGCGCTCCTTCTCCAGCTCAGCCGGGAACCACGGGTTGTCTCGCCAGTTCATGACGATGGACACCGTGTCAGGGTGCGGGCGCACCACCGCGCGCTGGTGGGTCTCGTCCGTGTCGAGCTCGGGGTTGTAGCTGGCCCAGATCTCCGATCCGTCGGCGCGGATAGTGGGCGTCAGGATGCGCCAAGACCGGGCGCTGATGGTCTGCGCTTCTTCCAGCCAGACCCGAGTGCAGCCCTCGAGGGACTTGATGCTGTCAGCGGTCAGGTCTGACAGGCCACGGAACATGAACGTGCTGCCGTTGCTGCCCCGAATCTCGTTGGCCATCACCTCGAAGAAGGACCCCAGGCCCAGGGCTTCGATCTGGTCGGACAGCAGCTGGTGCACCGACTGCTTGATCGACGTCTGCACCTCACGGGCGCACAGCACGCGGTGTGGGGCGCTGGCTGCCTGCACCAGCAAGGCCCGTGCGATGCCCCACGACTTGCCGGAGCCACGACCACCACGGGCGAACTTGTAGCGGGCCGGTGAGAACAGAGGCGCAAGGGCCTCGGGGATGTTCACCGACGTGGATGGCATTCTGTCCTGGTCCAGAAACGACAAAGCCCGCCAGGCTTGCGACCGGGCGGGCTTGAGGAATGTTTCGGGCACGCTGGCGCCCGCGTCGCGATTATTTCACAAGACTCCTGCAAGCCGCAATAGCCCGGCAAGCCGCTCTCTGGCCTGCGCCACGATCTCCTGGCGGCGCTTGGGGCACCCAGACAGGCGGGGCGAGATGAACACCTGAGTGCCGACCGTCAGGTTTCGCGCCTCCTGGTGGATCGCCGCGCGCATCACCTCGGACAGCTTGTCCACCGCGAAGTCGACAGCGCGCATGGTCTGCTCGTCCAGTGCCTCGTCCAGCGTGCCGTCGTCTGCATTGCGGTGCCGCCCGGGGTTGTAGTCGCCCACCACCAAGGCCTTGCCCTTCCATGCGCGTACAGGCCGGTAGCTCTGCTGCCACTGGTGCCACATGCACAGCAGCTCGTCCAGGGCGTCTTTCTCCTGCTCACGCGTCATCCTCAGCCTCCTTTGCGGATGGCTTGGCGAAGGTCACATGCAGCGAGGCCTTGAGCGGGCCACCGTCCTCACCGGTCACCTGCATGGGCAGCACCTTGCCCAGCAGGGCCATGAACGGGGCCGCGTTTTTCTTCTTCGCCTGGCGCACCAGGTACTGCACGCCTCCGGCCTCATCGAGCGCCTGCAGGATCATCTCCTTGAGCTTGGTCGTGGTCTTGTTGGGCGTGCCCTTGGGGCGCCCCTTGCCTGCGGCGGGGGGTCTACGTTTTGCAGTTACCGGCACTTGTTTGCTGTCCGTCATGGGATCACCTTGCAGATGCGAAAGACGATGCCGGCCAGGGTGACGGTTTCGCCGACCTTGACCAGCAGGGGTGTAGCGCGGTTGCCCTCCACCGCCATGACGATGGAGGACCAGTTGCCGCGCCCTTTGGGCTTGAGAACCAGCATCACGCTGTGGCCTCCAGCAGGGAGGACTGGGGGGCTTCGCGCTTGGCAATGGGGGTGATGGTCACCACGACACGGGCGCCGTGCTCGTCTGGCTCCATGCGCTCGGCGCTGTCAGCGCGCACCCACTTGTCGTCACCGAAGGCGACGTCCTTGAGCGCGTCGTAGAGCACCTTGCGGGCGTTGTCTAGGTCGATGCACTGCACGGTGTCGTCCCAGGCCTGGCCGAACTTGCGCTGGCGGGTCTTCCAGTCGAGCGGGCGCTGCGGGTACAGGGCGATGTGCACATGCACGCGGCCCTCGATGGGGGCGCGCACGCCCTGCTGCCAGGCCTTGAGGTTGACGTGTTCCTTGTAGGCCTTGGCCTCATCGCTGAGCGTGACGATGGCGCGCTTGTGGCCACGCGGGACGAAGCTGCGCCAGTAGCGGTTCGCGCTGATGGGGTACGGGAGGGTGAGCGTGATCATGCGGGTTTCCTCGCTGGGGTGAATGCACAGCCCGCGCAGTCGCCCTGTGGGCACATCGGGCTGCAGGGTTCGTCATCGCCAGTCGCCGAGGCCGCCACGGTTGCCTGCCTGCCACTGACGGGTGGCGTCAGCGTTGAGTGCATCGGCTGCGGCTTGGCCTCGGGCCTTGGCGACGCTTTCGAGCCAGTCGCGGACCCATTGGCTGCCGCGTTCTTTGCGCCAGCGCAGTAGCTGGCGGACTTCGCAGCGGTGGCGTGAGGTGTCGTGGTCGGATGGGCTGGGCATGGGGTCAAATGCGCGCGCGCGGAGCTGGGTGGTTGAACGGTCAACATGCCCCCTCCTAGACCGAGTTTCCGCGATCCATTCCCAGCGCTTGGCGGTAGGTCTGGCGCTGGGCGAGGGTGACCTTTTTGCCCTTGTACGTGCCGTCACGTGCATCGCTTTCTGCCAGCTCGCGCAGGGTCTGCAGCGGGTCGCGGCTGGGCAGTCGGCGGTCAATTCCCGCGATGGCTTGCTGCACGCGTACCGGGTCGACCTTGGGGGCGTCAAGCGCTGGGGCTGGACGGTCTGGCCTGCGGTTGCACAGGGCGATGAACTCGGGCAGCGTGGGCGGCCTATCGGGCAGGTTGTCGAGGGCGTAGCGCAGGGCTTTGGGGTTGCTCTGCAGGTGACCCAGGCGCTTGGCCCAGACGGCCTGGATGCCGACGATGTGGTCGTGAGCGTGCTGGGCTGGATCAGCGCCTGGCAGGCATGGCGGCACCGGGAACATGCGCTGCCATTGGCCCGGGTAGTTGGCGGCCATCTCGACCCACAGGGACTGGATCCAGCGCTCAGGGAGCGATGAGGCGGGAGTCGACATCGACGGTCTCCGGTTGGGGTTGGGGGGCGTGCTCGAACGTGGCCGGGCCATAGACGCCGGTGGCGAAGCCGTGGGCGAGCGAGTTGAGCTCGGCCTGGGTTGGCGGTCGCTGTGGCATGGCCCCCTGGTGCAGCGGGTTGGCCATTGCGGCCTCTTCGCGACGGCGCTGGACGGTCCCCACGGCGTAGGCGAATCCCTTGGACTTGGCCCTGGCCTCCGACGCTGCGCCGATGAACTCGTCGAGCGTTGCCCCGGCTTCGATGAGCCTCAGCAGGCCGATGTGCCCAGGGTTGACGTCAGCGACGCCAGCGGCCTTCATGGCCATGCAAACCTGTCCGGCCAACGAGGGGGCGCGCGCCATTGGCGGTGGAGAAGTCTCAGTGTGTGTATTTGGGTCTGGTGACTGGTGACTGGTGTCTGGTGTCTGGTGAGCATTGCCTTCGCTATGCGTTCGCATTGCGTTCGGTGATGCGTTCGCATTGCCTTCGCTATGCGCTGGCTTTGCGCTCCACCGTGCTTGTGCACTGCGTTTTGCCTTCGCTTGCTTGTCCTGGTAGCGGGCGATTTCGGCATCACACCGGGCCTGGTGCCATCCGTCAGGCTGCAGGTCGAAGAACTCGTTCAGGACAGATTCGACCGCTTCGCGCTCATCCTTGGAGCGTGCACCGACAAGCCGCTGCACCGCCTTCACGTCGGCCGGCAGGGGCTTCTCCTGGGCGTAGTACTTGCGGATCAGTCGGCTGTACGCTGCGTCCTCGACAAAGGACAGATGCGCCGTAGCCTCCGCAAAGTCGCCGATGTGGTGTTCGTAGTAGTTAATGGCAGCCTCCATTAATGTGAAGGCGCTGCTTCGCGGACACGTGGGCGGCATGAGCCGCCTCTGGGGTGTCGAAATAGCCAAGATGGTGCCGGCGTCCGTTGGCCATGATCTTGGCCTGCCAGCGCCCATGCTGACGATTCCATGAGGCGCCCAGAAATCCGTGGGAGCTGTTTCGATGAGCTTTGCGCCTGTTCTGTGAATTGCCTGCGCGGTCGACCACGCGGAGGTTCTCCAGGCGGTTGTCCGTTTTGTCGCAGTTGATGTGGTCGATCTCGCCATCCGGCCAAGCCCCGTAAGACAGAAACCAGGCCAGTCTGTGGGCCCGCACTGACTTGCGTCCAAGCCGGATCACGATGTACCCATGCATGGAGATGCTTCCGGCCTTTGCGCCAATACGGCACCCAGGGCGCGCAACGGACCACCGGAACGTCCCATCGACAGGGTCATAGGAAATCGTTTCGTAGTAGTTCACGCAGCGGCCCCCATGTTGAAGATCGAGGCGGTCGGCAGCACGGTTTCGCACCAGGCCTTGCCGTTGCGAATGCGGTTGACGCGGCTGACGCTGATGCCGTGACGTTCCGCCAGCACCTTTTCGCTGTCGGTGCTGTTGCGGATCTGGCGGGCCTCGGCCATGCCGCCCTTGAGCTTCGTATTCGGGTTCGCGCGGGCCCTGGCTGTCACGGCAGCCTTGCGGCTTGGGCTGAACTTGTAGGCGCCACGGCTGGTGAGCCATGCACGCATCTGCTCCTTCGTTCCCATCTTGATGTGCTTGGGGCTGATGCAGCGCATCTCGCCGCACGTGCGCCACAGGCGCATGCCGGTGGGGACATGCTCACAGCCTGTCTTAAGCAGCCAGATGGCTGAGTAGACGGCAACGATCTTGCCGCGAAATGCCATCGTGGGGGTGGTCAGGCTTGGACCTGACATGCCGCCCTGCCACAACCAGCAGTCACCCTCTTCCACGGCGCGCTCTTGCAGCAGGCGTTCCAGCGTCCATAGCTGGCAGTATTTGAGTCCGCCCTTCATGGTGTTGCGGCCTTCCCTTGCAGCAGCTGGCGCATCAGGCGGTTCTCTGCCTCGGCCGCTTCAGCGCGACGGGTGGCCTCATCTGCGCGGCGCTCTGCCTCGGTGCGGATGACCACCAGGGTGCAGCCGACCTGATAGGCGACCCACTCGGGATAGATGGTGTTGTCGACAGCGTGGCAGAACGGGCCGACCAGGTCGCATTGGAGCGTGGCCTTTCCCTTCTTGATGTTGGAGAAGTACCCGGCGTCGATGCCGAGCTGCAGGTAGATCTCTTTGTCCTCCAGGCCGGAGGCGCTGCAGGCCAGCGTGAAGGCGGCGGCGGCTGTGCGCTGCGCCCGGATCATTTCGATCGGCACACTGGCTTGAGCTGGGCGTCGTGCCAGTGCCAGTTCCGTCTGGTCTTCAAACCTACTCATGATGTTTGACACCGTTTGAGTACCCCGTCAGGGCAAAAAAATCGACCATGAGGGCATGGACGACCTGAAGAAAAACCCCGCGCACCTCACCCAGCCAAGCAAGAGGCAACAGACCTCTCTTGCACGGCGTCAGGGAGGAGAAAGCCGCCGTCTTTCGACGGGACAGCTGGGTGGTGGAAGTGCGCGGGTGCATAACTTGTGCTCACTTGAAGCTGTCCGGCTCGTCGGGGTTGAGGTGCTCGTCACGCACACCCCGCCACAGCTGGACGACCACGCAGACCAGGACGAGCAGCACGAACACCGGGGGGCCGATGAACAGCAGCAGGTCGAGCTGGGCTTCAGTGAGGTTGAACATGGGTCAGCCCGGATGAGCGGCCTGTTCACATGGCTGAGCACCGCGAAGCACACCCCAGTCGACATCGGGGCGCAGGTCTTCGCAGCGCACGGCCCCGCCCGTCGCGCGTTCGATCGCGGGACAGTGCTCGGCGGGAACGCCGCGGACTTTCCAGTTACTGAGGCGCTGGGCTGTGGCGCCGATTCGCTCTGAAAGCGGAAGACCGCCCTTACACGCGTCTATCGCCCGTTGCAATGCATGGTTCATGCACGCATTACACACCATGTGTAAACACAAGTCAACGGGTCGTGTAACCGAAGATTCACAACCTGTTTACAGTCATCACATGGAAGAACCGATCGTCAAAGCACTGCGATGGGCCCGCGAAGATGGGATGAATCAGACCGCCTTCGCTGGCCTGATTGGCTGCACGCCGCAAGACATCACCAACTGGAAGAAGCGCGGCATGCCGGCCGAGTGGCACGTCAAGGTCGCGAGCGCCCTGGGCAAATCTGTCGATGAGCTGCTTGGGCATGCCACGGAGACCCAAGATCAGGCGAACGTCGACCAGGCCCCGGACTCCAAGGGACTGATCCCTCTGATTTCATGGGTCCAAGCCGGGAACTGGAATGGTGCGCATGACCCACTACACCCCGGAGAGGCCGAGCGGTGGCTCGAATGCCCAGCCACACACAGCGAGCGCACTTACGCACTGCGGGTGCGCGGCGACAGCATGACGGCCCCGCACGGCAACGCCCGCTCCTACCCTGAGGGCTGCATCATTTACGTGGACCCACTGCGTAAGTCACCCGTGAATGGACAGCGGATCATCGCGAAGCTGGAAGGCTCCGACGAGGTGACGTTCAAGGTATTCAAACAAGAGGACGGACGCATATGGCTTCAGCCAATCAACCCAATGCATCAGCCAATCACCGACCAGTTCAAGGTGCTAGGAACCGTGATTGGAAAGTGGGAAGACGAGTAATTTCCGGTGGGCTGATTTTTGCCATGCCCCTGATTTATGGGTGTGCAAACACAGGGGTTTTTGAGACCGATAACGACACCTATGCGATTGCGATCCGGAGCGGTCAGATTGGATTCGGTCCACCTAATGCGGCAATCGCTGAGGCCTACAAAGAAGCACGCACGTTCTGCGGTAGCCGCGGCACTGGTGTGGAGACAGTGAGCACGGATGTTGTTGACTCAGGGTTTGCCAGACCAGGAAGCGTGATGCTGAAATTCAAATGCAAAGGCAACTCATGATCATCAAATACACGGTCACGATCCTGGTCGTCGCTTTGGCAGGATGCGCAACTGAGTTTTCCGAGCAAGGCGCACGCGTCAGAGTCGTCACTGAAAAGCAGAGGGAGTCCTGTACATTCATCAAGATGGTCAGCGGCACTAGGACAGTCGGAGCGGATAAGCCCGGCAATGCACTCAAAGAAGCCATGAACGCGGCAGCAAACGCCGGCGGCGACAGCCTCTACATCATCACGAATACGGTTCACCCCTTCGATGGGGCATCAGTCATGGGTGAGGCGCTGGCTTGTCGCAAGTCACCAGCTCCACGCGCGTCCTTCTACGGCAACGAAACCTAACGCGTATGCCCTACTCCCTCTACCGCCTGTTTCGTCGGTTTTGGCCACCCGCTGCACTCGTGGTGATCGTCGTCGGCGCACTCGACAAACTGATCGACACGATCAAGAGCTGGTGATGCCCGCCACTGAGCCAGTTGCAGCCATGCTCACCAGAGCAAATGTCGCCGGCAAGACGCACGTCTCAGCCTGATCCTCAAAGCCCACAACCACAGCCCGCCTCGTGCGGGCTTTTTTACACCCATCGTTTACACATATTGTTGACACACACCATACACATGGTGTGTAATGCATCCATCAACGCAACACCCAAACGGGAGCGATAGATGGCTTACCTTGACTACGACGACTACGCCCTTGCCGAGCACGACCGCGCCGAATGCGAGGCGGATGACCGCCAGGCGGCGATGGATGCCCTGACCGACCGCGTGCAGCGCGAGATTGAGCGCGACGTGATGGCCTGCACTGAGCTGGGCGACCTGAGCAAGGGCTTTGTGACTGCGGGCGAGCGAACCCTCGGCGGCAAGGTGACCGAAGTGGCTCAACCGGTTGTCGACGCCTTCCTGGAGGCCGTGATCGACAACCAGCGCAACTTGGCGATTCTTTCCAAGCTGATCGCATCGCCCGCTGGCAAAGAGCTGCGCGAAGCCTTCGCCAAGACGCACGCGGCCATCAATGCCTCCATCGTGGCCGAAGCGCGGGGGCTGTGATGAGCGAGCAATGCACACAAGGCCGCATCAGCATGGCCGAATGGAAGGCCGGTGAAGACGCTCACGGCTTCAACCTTGTCACATCGGAAGGCGACCTGCTGCCGCTTTGCGACATGGAAGCCGGTCCAGATGACGACTACGAGGCCAACGCACGCCGCCTGGTGGCCTGCTGGAACGCCTGCGAAGGAATAACCACCGAACGGCTGGAAGACCTGGGGCGCCCGCTGATGAAGCACCTGATCGGGTGCGACGAGCGCGCGGCGAGACAGGTGAAGGAGGCGGCAGAGCTGTGCGCCCAGCGCGACGAGCTGCTGGCCGTACTGAAGGCCGCTGGCAAATGGATCAACTCAGCCCAGCACGGAGACAACTGCTTCGTGTCCGACCACTACGAAGGTGACCCAGGCAACCGATGCAACTGCGGGAAGGATGGATTTTCACAGTACATCGACGCCGCCATCGCCAAATCCGAAGGGACCGGCGCATGAGCACCCTCACCCGAATCGCCCTCGACTTCGCCGAGTTCTACGGCGAGCCCCTGCGCCACCTCTGCGATGCCCTCAACGATGACCGCACTTTCGATCGCGCTGTGGCCGCCATCGGCGTCGCCGGGCTGGTCGTTGTCGGCCTGACCCTCTGACCAAACTCCAACCCGAGGCCTTTGACATGACCGAATCCCCGCTCGTTTTCATCCGCGCCAGCTCACTGGCCACCCTCTTCGACTGCCCGGCCCGCTGGCAGGCTGAACACCTGCTGGGCATGCGCAAGCCGCGCAGTGCGCCGGCGCAGCTGGGCACGGCGGTGCACGCCGGTACCGCGCTGTTCGACCAGTCGCGCCTGCCCGGTGCTTCGCCGATCTCGGCTGACGACGCCGCCGGCGCGGTGGTGGATGCCATCTACAAGCCTGAAGAGGATGTGGACTGGGACGACACGCCGCAGCGCGAGGCCGAGAAGGTGGCGCTGTCACTGCATACGCGCTACTGCAACGACATTGCTCCCCACCAGCATTACGTGGGTGTGGAGGTGCGCTGCGAGAGCCTGGAGCTTCCCGATCTGGGCATCTGCCTGACCGGCACCACCGACCGCGTGCGTGAGATTGACGGCAAGCGCGGCATCACCGATCTGAAGACTGGCGGGCGCGCCGTGGGCACCGATGGCAAGGCCGTCACCCAGGGCCACGCCGTGCAGCTGGGCGTGTACGAGCTGCTGGCTGAGAACGCAATGGGCATCCAGATTGAGGCCCCGGCCCAGATCGTGGGCATGAACACCGGCAAGACCGCCGCAGCTCAGCGCGTGGGTACCGGTGAGGTGTCGAACGCCCGCGCCGCGCTGGTCGGTACCGAAGAGCAGCCCGGTTTGCTCGAGCACGCCTCGCGCCTGATCCGCAGCGGCGCCTTCTACGGCAACTCGAAGAGCTACCTCTGCTCGGCCAAGTATTGCCCGCGCTTCGAGGTGTGCGGCTTCAAGGCCTGACCCATCCCCACATCACCAACCCTGACACCTGAGAAGGAATACTCAACATGGCAACCGCACAGATTTCAGACCTGCGCCAACAGCAGCAGACCCCTTCCCGCCCTCTGGCTCAGATGAAGCCAAAGGAGCAGATCTCCTACCTGCTCAACCAGAAGAAGGGCGAGCTGGCGAAGATGCTGCCCAAGACGCTGAGCATCGACCGCCTGTTGAAGGTGGCCCAGATTGCCGCGACCACCACACCGGCCCTGGCCAAGTGTGATGTGCCCTCTCTGGTGGGCGCCATTGGCCAGTGTGCCCAGATGGGCCTGGAGCCCAACACCGTGCTCGGCCACGCCTACCTGGTGCCCTTCAACACCAAGCGCAAGGATGGGAACGGCGTCGAGCGCTGGGTGAACAGCGTTCAGGTCATCATCGGCTACAAGGGCTTGATTGACCTGGCCCGCCGCAGCGGCCAGATCGTGAGCATCGCGGCGCACGAGGTCTGCGAGCAGGATCAATTCGAGCTGGTGTATGGCCTGGATGAAAAGCTGGTGCACCGCCCCGCCATGGGTGAGCGCGGCGAGGTCATCGGCTTCTATGCCGTGGCCAAGCTCAAGGATGGCGGCCACAGCTTCGAGTTCATGAGCCTGCACCAGGTGCGCGAGATCATGAAGGCGACCCAGAGCAAGGGCAAGTATGGCCCGTGGCAGGACCACTTCATTGAGATGGGCCGCAAGACGGTGATCCGCCGCCTGGCCAAGTATCTGCCGCTGTCCATCGAGTTCCAGACTGCCGTGGCGCTGGACAACCAGGCCGAGGCCGGCAAGGACCAGAACCTGGACACCATCGACGGTGAGTTCATGTTGGTGGCCGATGACGACGCGCCGACAGGCTACGACGTGGACCAGTCCACCGGTGAGATCCAGCAGTCCGAGCGCCTGACTGATTCGCCCTCGCCTGCCGTGGCCCGCCAGTCCGCCCCAGCCCGTGCAGAGGCCGAAGAGTGGCAACCCTCCGACGCGGAGCTGGCCGAGATCCACGCCCGCGAAATGGCCGAGGCCAACGCCGAAGGCAACACCACCACCACGCAGGCGCCCGCTGGCCGCCGCACGCGTGTTCAGTCCACCATGGAGTGAGGCCCATCATGAAGATCGACAAAATCAACATCGACAACTTCCTGGGTGCACGCGTCATCGACGTGAGCACCACCGCCCCGGTGCAGCTGTTCTGCGGCCCCAATGGAGCGGGGAAGTCGAGCTGCAGAGACGCGGTGGCGCTGGCCCTGACGGCTGACCTGGGCCGGGTGTCGCTCAAGAAGGAAGCGGGCCAGCTGGTGACCGAGGGCGCCAAGGCTGCGCGCTGCGAGGTGACCACCTCCGACGGCGACGTGTACGCCGTGAGCATCAGCAACGCCGGCAAGATCACCGACGGCGCAAGCGGCAAGGCATCGGACCCGGTGTGGCCGTATGTGCTGGATGCCCAGCGCTTCGGGCAGCTCAGCGCCAACGAGCGCCGTACCTTCCTGATGGGCCTGATGGACGTGAAGACGGACCCAGCCACGGTGAAGGAGATGCTGGCCGCGCGTAGCCTGGACGCTGCAAAGATCGATCGCATTGCACCGTTGTTGCGCGCAGGCTTCGATTCTGCGCACAAGGAAGCCAAGGCCAAGGCCACCGAAGCGCGCGGCGCATGGAAGGCCATCACCGGCGAGGCCTTTGGCAGCGAGAAGGCCAAGACCTGGCGCGCAGAGGTGCCGAAGTACGACGCCGGTCAGATCAAGGAATTGCAGACCGAGCTGCAGCATGCTGATGTGGCCATCGCTTCGTGGCAGCAACAGGTAGGTGCCCTGACGGCTGAGCAGCGCCGCCGAGATGAGCTGCGCGCCAAGCTGCCAGCGCTGCAGGAGCATGCTGGTCGCTTCGACCGGATCATGAAGAAGCTGATCGCCGACGAGCAGCAGCTCGCGGACTGGCAGGCCGACCTGGAGAAGACCCTGGCGGCGGCTGGTCAGGCCTCGCCTCGCGTGGGGCTGGTGCATGAGCTGGGGTGGTCGCTGGCGTTCTTGGTGTTCTACGGTGATGCCTTGGACCTGGAGAACGAGAACGACCGCCGTGTGCGCGCTGCTCTCGACGCCTACGAGGCCGAGCACGGAAAGGTCAGCTTTGCCAATGACATCCCCGCGGCAGACGGCAAGGCAGCGGCCCGCCTTCCGTCAATCCGAGCCAGCGTGGAGCTGTGCACCAAGGCCGTGGCCAACGACCAGCGCGACCGCGAAGCAGCGCGGCAGGCGGGGCTCGAGGTCGAGGCCATCGAGCTGGAGTTGGCTAAGCCCGTCGATGAGCAGGCTCTGGCCGGTGCCCGCAAGCAGATCGAGAGCTTGCAGGCCAAGCGCGCCGAGGTGCAGAAGGCACTGGACACCATCCAGTCGCTCAAGCTCCAGGCTGAGGCCGCTGACAAGCGCACCAAGGAAGCCGCCGCCCACGCAGATGACGTGGCCGCATGGGACGAGCTGGGCGCCGCCCTGGCACCTGACGGCATCCCCGCCGAGATCCTGGCCAAGACCCTGGGACCGATCAATGAGCGCCTGGCGCAGTCGGCAGCGGATACCGCATGGCTGTCGGCCGAGATCAACGCCGACATGGTCCTGACCGGTGGTGGCCGCGATTACCGGCTGTTGAGCGAGTCCGAGCAGTGGCGCGTGGACGCCATGGTGGCCGAGGCCATCGCCCACCTGTCCGGCGCTCGCCTGCTGGTGCTCGACCGCTTCGACGTGCTCGACCCCGCATCGCGCTCTGAACTGATCGGCTGGCTGGATGTGCTGGCCGACATGGGCGAGATCGACACCGCCCTGGTGTTCGGCACGCTCAAGGCCCTGCCCGCAGGCCTGCCCCCCACCGTCGCCGCCCACTGGATCACGGGCGGCTCCCTGGTACCGCAACTGAAAGCAGCAGCATGAACAAGACCCCGAACCTTGCACTGGTGTACGACTTTGAGACGAGCGGCCTGCCGCTTTTCTCCGAGCCCAGCGATCACCCCAACCAGCCGCACGTCGTGCAGGTTGGAGCCCAGCTGGTGAACATGGACACCCGCATCGTGGTGCAGTCCCTCGACGTGATCGTGCGCCCCGTTGGCTGGACCATCCCCGACGAGGTGGCCCAGGTGCACGGCATCACCACCGAGATGGCCATGGACCTCGGCGTGCCGGAAGAGGCCGCCGTCGAAATGCTGCTGGAGCTGTGGAAGCCTGAGATGCCGCGTCTGCGCATCGGCCACAACGAGCAGTTTGATGCGCGGATCATGCGCATCGCGCTCAAGCGCTTCTTCGGTGATGAGCTGGCCGACAAGTGGAAGGCCGGTGCCGCCATGTGCACACAGCGCCTGGCCACGCCGATCATGAAGCTGCCGCCGACCGAGAAGATGAAGGCCGCAGGCCGCAACGGCCACAAGTCGGCCAACCTGCGCGAAGCCTACGAGTTCTTCACCGGCAAGCCCCTGACCGGCGCGCACAACGCCATGGTCGACGTTGACGGCTGCAAGGCCGTGTTCTTCGCCATCCAGGACCGTGGCCTGCACCAAGCAAAGGCGGCTGCGTGATGGCCTCACCGATCGTCTCCATTGAACGCATCCGCGCCGAGTTCTACCAAGTGCGCGTGAACACCTACGAGCTCAGTGACGCTGAAGTCTGCGAACTGGTCAGCGCCAACCTGTGTGTGCCGCTGGACGCAGTGCGCCAGGTTGTCGAAGAGCAGGCCGAGGCCTGAGCCACCAACTTTCCCACCAACCGTAAAGGAATGACATGACCACCATCGAACAACAGATCCAAGCTGCTGGCGCCGACAAGGCCCCGCGCATCACGCCTGACGACTTGGCCGCCAACATCGTCGGAGAGCACTACTTCACTGCCGCCGACGGCGTTGCAGGTGCGTTCACCAATGCACAGGTCGCGCAAGGGCGTGGCGTCTACCCGGATGAAATCGGCCAGCTCAAAACTGAATTGCGCCTGCTGACGTTCTGCGTGCTGGTGCTGCGCAACGGCTTCACCGTGACCGGCGAAAGCGCCTGCGCCTCTCCGGAGAACTTCAACGCCGACATTGGCCGCCGCATCGCCCGCGATAACGCCGTCGCCAAGGTCTGGCCGCTGATGGGCTACGAGCTGCGCTCCAAGCTGGCAGCCACACCCGCCTCCTTCCAGGATCGTGTGCGAGCTGAAGCCTCAGAACTTGATGAACGCATCACGAAGCTGAAAAGCTTCACCAGCACTGAAACATTCGGCGGTCTGCCTGTGGATGAGCAGGAACGCATGTTGGCTCAGCTGGCAGCGATGACTGATTACAGCGCATGCCTGGCAGAGCGCATCCAGGCCTTCAGCGCCTGACAAGTTTCCCCCTGGCCCGGCCTGTTGTCCTAGACGTGTGAGCAGCCGGATACCTAGCGCAGCGAAGCAACAAGCGGCGGTCAGCAGACACCCACCTGAGACGTGGACGTAATGCCGGCATCGGAAGGCGCGGGGCCAGGGGCCCAACCATCGAACCATGAGCACCACCATGAAGAAATTCGAACTGCCCAGCGGCACCTACATCCTGATCAGCAAGGCCACGCCCCGCAAGGAACATCACGGCGATGACCTGGTGCAAGCCATCAGCCTGCGCCTGTCGTGGACCACCACGAACGACAGCCTGGAGAAGCTGCACCCCAACCTGAAGGCCATGCTGTTCTGGAAGACGCCAAGCGAGGAAGCGCAGGAGCGCCTCGAAGGTGTGCCTGAGATCACCCCGAACCTGCGCGTTCCGACCGTGGCCACGCCGCTGGCGATCTCTGCCGAGTATTCCGGCTACCAGCTGACCATCGATCACGGCATTGATGAATCCAGTTCCCTGCAGCTGTACCAGTGCGAGATGGACAAGTTCAAGGTCGATCCGAAGGAAGGCGGCAGCGTCACCATCAGTTGGTCGCTGTCGTCCAACAAGTCGGTGACGCCCGAACTGGTCGGCGCCCTGTGCGGCCTGGAAGGTGAAGAGGTCACGGTCGAGCTGGTCGCCCCAGAGGTGACGCAAGACGACGTGATCGACGGCACGCAGGGTGCGTTCGACGCGGACCACCCCGGCAACGATGGCCCTCTCTTCGACGATGACGCTCCAGCGATGGATGCCACCGATGCATTCGTGCGCTCCGGTACCGACGAAGGCCTGAGCGCCGAGGACGACTATGCCGAGGTGGAGCAAGACCCCCAGCCGGAAGCCGCCACCGGTCGCCGTGCCCGTCGCTCGGCTGATGCCGGCGCAACGATGGAGTGAGAGCCAAAACCCAAGGCAAGCCGCGCCGCAAGGCGCTGGCTTGACCGACCGGTTGGGCCACGCGAACCAACACAGGAGAGACCATGACTCACAGCAGAGTTACGCACCAAGGGCAAGCCATGGGAAAGAACGCGGCCAAGATGGCCGAGCTGGGCCGCGCCCGACTGGCAATACTCGGCCTTGATGGAGTGCAGGCCCCGATGATGCGTGCAGAGATGTGCAAGAGCTGCGCATGCCAGCCAGGCAGCGTGCCGAATGGCTGCCTGCAAACGCAACTCGACTTCCTCAAGTCGGTGCACGAGGGCAAGCCGTTCCGCTGCCACGCCCCGATGGACGGCAAGATCTGCGCAGGCTGGACGCGCGCCCGCGCCGAACTGGTGGCCAGGCCGCTGCCTCCGCAAGTGGTCGAGCTGCTGGACAAGTGGGAGTACAGCCCGCCTGACGAGGAAGGCGGTGCTGCATGAACGCCTGCAAGAACTGCCACCGCAGCGGTGAGTGCCAGCAGCGCCGCCACTGCCACATGGAGCCCATCCCCGAGTCGTCCGCCATCGGCTGGCTCATCGTGGTGATCACCAGCCTGATCGCCGCCGCCCTGCCCATCATCCAGTACATCAAGCCATGAGCCGCAAAAGCCCCATCCCCGTCAACGCGCGGCACCAGTTCGCGCTGTACATGGCCCTGCACGATGACCCGGCGCTGAGCGAGCGCAAGCGGTTCGAGCAGCTGGAAGACGCTGCGGCCCGCTTTTGCCAAAACAACGGCCTGCGCTACGCCGACAGCTACTCGGCCGCCCACCAGTACCTGCGCATGAAGCAGGAACTCGACCTTGCAAAGGAGACGCCATGAACATCGAACTGAAACAGGCAGCGCAGCAGGCGGTTGACGCCTTTGATGCTTTTGGCGATGCCGATGACTTTGCAAGTTTATTTGAACTCACGCGAAAGATGCGCGCACTCCGTACCGCCATCCAGCAGGCAGAGGCACAGCAGCCCGCCACGTCTGAGCCGGTGGTGAGCCGCAACCCATTCGCATCACGATGCTA